AATATAAATCCAATACCTGATACTGAAGTTGAATTATGTATTGGGTGGTATTATAGATGGATATTGTTTACAAAAATTATGTTAGAAGTTTGTAAACAATGTAATTTTAATCCCAAAGATAATATTTTTGTGCGTTTTGTTGATTCAACATATGAAATGTACAATAAACATTTTGAAATTGTGATGCAATCTGTTCGAGATAAAGATCATAATATTAAACAAAAAACTTGGGATGAACTTATGGAAGAATTTAAGATGACTGAAGAAAGAGTCCCTCTAGCAGGATTAGGTTATCAAGCACCAACTGTTGAAGAAGTAGAAGATCATTTTTATGATGGTGCTTTTGATGATGCTCAAATATTGCCTGATCGTATTCCAAATCCAAAAGTAGGAGTGTTTGATAGTGAACTCCGAATGAAATTGGAAATTGCTAAATTAAACAACGAGACTGCTAAGATCAAGCAGAAAACAACTGAAATGTACAAGGATAACATTAAACCAAAAATTGAACAAGCTTCAGAAAAAATAGATAATGCAAAGGATTTTGCAAAGAAAGAAATAAAAGAATTTTCTGATATGTTTGAAAGACCAAAATCATTGGATGAAGGTTTAGAATATATTTTAGATGAAGATATATCATATCCAAAATTGATTTGGCATTATGTAAAATGGTTTGCAAATGTTGGTTATGAATTTTTAAAGTTGAATTACCAAGCAATATTACTTATCCTTGCTTTTATAATGTATATAATATGTAATTTATTACCAGAACCAAAAACTAAAAAATATAAAAATGCAATTGTTTATGGGTCAAAAGCTGATAAAGCCCTAGAAATATTTAAAATGTTTGAATTAGGGCGTGAATGGCCTTTTAAATATAATGCCGGGGATGATAATGTAACTAAAAGTTTTGTTCATAAAGTTAGCATGATAAATTTCCTCGGTTTTAAGTGGGAAAATGAACACCCGTTATCTAGATTTTTGAAATGGGTATTAGTAGTAGATTGGGTATTGGTTGTTATTAGATTAATTCGTAGTTTTATATATAATGCATATCAAATTATGATTAGCCCAGAAGATAAAAAACAATTTGAAGGAGTTCAATTTGATGTTAATACTACTAGTCAAGAGATGTATGATTTTAAAGAACCCACTAAAGATGTTATTGAAGAATTGAAAAGTCTTTTAAAGAAAGAAG